GACGGCGCCAATCTTTCGTTCGCCGATATCGTGGCGGACGCCATGACGCTGGTCGAAGAACGGCGGCGGGCTAAGGCGAAGGTGGGCGCGTGACCGAAGTCCGCGTCTACATTCACACCATCGAAGGCATGCTGTTTCACGGCCGCGCGGCTCGAATCGTCGGTGTCAGGATGGACGGCGAGGGCCGGATGTTCTTCGAGGTCGAGGGTTCGGCCATTCCCAAGGAATCCGGAACTCTCATCGTTCGGACCGTCACGTTTTCAAACACGCTGTTCGAACCGCTGCCGCCCCACGGCTGACCATGAAATCCCTCAATCCAGGCACCGCGCGCCCGCAATATTGTGATGATTGGTCGTGCCCGGCCGCCCGCAGTTGCGCGCGGCATTTTGGGCGCTCGTTGGCCTACGCAATCATGGATATGAGCCACGGGCCCGTCGGCTCTGGCGCAGGCACATGGTTTTGGCGTGGTGTGCGCGATCATTGCCCAAAATACGAATTGGACGTTCCGCGCGAGTGGCTCATGCCGCAGCCAGGGCAAATCACCCATCTGACATCTTCAACGAGCAACTGAGCCGTGGAAATCCCCTCCTGGTACCGAGACTCGATCGCGACCTGGACCGAGCATCCCGCCCAGATGGCCCGCGAGCTCTTCAACTTCGCGCCGGATCCCTGGCAGGAGGAAGCGCTCGAATGCTTCCCGCAGACCAAACGGCTCTGCTTCCGCGCCTGTGCCGGACCCGGTAAAACCGCCGTTCTGGCGTTGCTCGGCTGGAACTTCACCATCACCAAACGCGATTCGATGGTGGGCGCCACTTCGGTCACTGGTCCGAACCTGAAGGCCAATCTCTGGACCGAGCTCGCGCGCTGGCGCTCCCGGGCGCCGCTGCTGGAAAGCCTGTTCGAACATACGTCATCCGCGATTTTCTTTCGCGAGCGGCCCAAGACCTGGCGCATCGAGGCGCGGACCTGGTCGGCCGACGCCGACGCCAACCAGATCGGCAACGCGCTCCGCGGTCTGCACGCCGACTACGTCATGTGGCTCTTGGATGAGACCGGCGATTATCCCGACGCAATCATGCCGATCTGCGAATCGATCTTTGCAGGCTCGCCGAAAGAGGCCCACATCGTCCAGGCCGGCAACCCGCTGAAGAAATCCGGCCCGCTCTACCGCGCGACGATGTCGCCTGACCTGTGGAAGACCATCTCGATCACGGCCGACCCGGACGATCCGATGCGCACCCCGCGCGTCAGCGTCGAACATGCCCGCCAGATGATTGCGGAATACGGCCGCGACAACCCCTGGATTCGGGTCACGATCTTCGGCCAGTTCCCCGACGCTGATTTCAACGCCCTGATCGGCATCGACGAGTGCCTCGCCGCGACCAATCGCGTCTATCGTCTCTCCGACATCGAATCATCCTCAAAGGTGCTGGGCATCGACGTTGGCCGCGAAGGCGACGATCCCAGCGTGATCTGCCCCCGGCAGGGCCTGCAGATGTTCGAGATGAGCACCTATCGCAACATCGATGGTATCCAGGGCGGCGCGCTGGCTAATCGCAAGTGGACGGACTGGGCAGCGGACGCGGCGTTTGTTGACAATACCGGCGGTTTCGGGTCTTCATGGGTCGATCAGTTGCGCGTGTTGGGTCGAACCCCGGTCCCGGTCAATTTTTCCAGCGAAGCGCATGACAAGGCCCGCTATTTCAACAAACGGACCGAAATGGCGATGGATCTGGTCGCGTGGATCCGGCGTGGCGGCGCGATCCCCAAGCACGACGAATTCATCAAGGCGCTCACCCAGACCAATTACGCCTTCAAGGGCGACCGCATGATCATCGAGCCGAAAGACGCCATCAAGAAAAAGCTCGGCTTTTCGCCGGATCACTTCGATGCCGCGATGCTGACCCTGGCCGAGCCTGTGGTGCCGAAAGCCGCCGTGCGCCCGCCGCAGCCGATGCAGGCCGAATACAATCCGTTCGCAAGCCTCAACCAGCGCGCGGCGGATGCGGCGGGCGGCTATGATCCGTTTGGAGGCCAGCGATGATCGCGTTCGACGCCGAGTGCCATCGCCAGCGCTCCTTCTCACATTGGGGCACCTTCGATGTCTGGCGCGAGCGAGTTGAAGTGATGGCCAAGGATCTCGGTATCGTCAAGACGCCCTTCGGCGAGCAATACGTCACCGAACTGTCCGTGGGGGGAGAGAAGCGCATTTCGTCGATCTCGGCCGATCCGGAATTGAACATCGTTCTGGATCATACAACAGGTCTTGACCTTGCCAATCGGCGCATCGCGGCCGACATGGCAGCACTCGCCGAGATGGGTGTCGACGTCGAGAGTGTCGATTTCGGAACGATAAGGAACATCGCATGACACCTGACCAGCGCCTTCTCATGATCGGTGGCTACATCTCCAGCGCGCTCTATCTGTCGGGCTGCTTTGCAGCCGGTCTCGTTGTTCATGCCGCCGCCGGCTGGCGAATGGCTTTGTTTGCGCAGGGCGTGGCCTGCGTCAGCTATTCGTTCCAACTCGGAGGCGCCGATCGCCGCGTATCGTTCGCTGCAACTAGCTTGTCGTGGTTAGCCGGTGTCATCGCTGGCGTTTTCGTCCTCTTCGGAGTCTGAACCCATGTCTTTCCTCGCCCCCGCCGCTCCCGCAGCGCCCGCAGCCCCGCCGCCGCCTCCGGCCCCGCCGACCATGGCCGATTCGTCCGTGCAGGCCGCCGGCAACGCCGCCCGCGCCGCCGCGGCCGCAGCCTCCGGAGGCATGGGATTCTCCAATACCGTGAAGACCTCTTCGCAAGGCGCCGAAGCGCCGGCGACGGACAAGAAGGCGTTGCTGGGCGCATGAGCGAAACATCCCCCTTCGATCCGACCGACCCGTTCAATTCTCAATGCGAGCGGCTGCGGCGCGAAGTGATCCAGTTGGTGATCGATAGCGAGAAGGTCACGCTCTATCGCGAGATGGACTCCAAACGCCAATTGGAATGCCTTGTGGCCGGATTGATGACGGGCTTAATAGGAGCGGCCTTTGCCAGCGTTGCTCCGACGGCAGACGCCCAGGATTACGTGACCGAATACATCGCGTCGTGCATCCCGGTCGCACGTCAATTTGCAGAAGCGATGGACCCGCGGGGCAAAGCCGCATGAGCGATTTTGACACCGCTGGGCGCATGAGCGGCTGTCATGCCATAGCAACGCTTAAGCATGTCGCAGGCAGGGCGAATGAATTGCAGGCGTTGCGCGATCGGGTCGAGGAACTGGAGGCAATCCTTGGCCTTGCCGGGGTGGCGGGGATTGAACACTTGCCGCTTACGCGCAGTCAAGCGGCCATATTGGGTATGCTTTGTCGCCGGGATTTCTGCTCGCGCGATAGCCTGTTCGTTGCGCTCTATGGCGCGCGCACTGAAGTGCTGCAGCCCGAGGCCAGAATTATCGATGTCTACCTATCCCGGATCCGCCGTCTATTGGGTGAGCGTGGCATTGTTATTCAAAACCGCTGGGGCGTAGGCTGGTGGCTCAAGGCCGAAGATAAGGCCAAGGTCCGGCTTTGGATCGCGGAGCACGCATGAACGCGCACGTCAAGCCCGCCGTTTCCCTCGCCGAGGCCTCCCGTGCGCCTTACGCGGAGATGTCGCCCTCGCTGCTGTCGCAGCAGCCGGTCTCCGCCCCGGACGTCGCCAAGGCCCGCGATCTCTCCTGGTGGAACATCGCCTACACCCATCTCGAGGCCCGCCTGCAATCCTTACGCACCTGGCGCTGGTCGTGGTGGACCTATTGGCTCCAGCTCTCGGCGTTCTTCCAGCCGCGCCGCCAGCACTGGCTGATCGTCGCCAACCGCATGAATCGCGGCTCGCCCGTCAATGACCAGATCGTCAATTCGGTCGGCCTGCAGGCGGTGCGCACCTGTGCGGCCGGTATGTGGACCGGGCTGACCTCGCCGTCGCGTCCCTGGTTCAAATGGGATATCGCGCTGCCCTGGCTCAAGCTCGATGCCGACGGCAAGGAATGGCTGGAGGATACCACCCAGCGCGTCGGGACCGTGCTGCACCAGTCCAATTTCTACGACACGATGGCGCAGGTGTTCAAGGATGAGGTCGTGATTGGGACTTCGCCCGTTGTCGTCTACGAGGACGCCGAGGACGTGATCCGGCTCTACAACTACGTCGCGGGCGAATACTACCTCGGCGTCGGCGGCCGCTTTGCGACCGATACCCTCCTGCCCGAATTTGTCATGACGACGCTGCAGCTGGTCGACCGCTTCCGGGTCGAGAACTGCCCGACCGAGGTTCAACTGGCCTGGCAGAACGGTGGCGCCCAGCTCGATCAGGAATGGGTGGTTTGTTACTGCATCGAGCCGAACTACGCGCTCAACGACCGCAAGGGCGGCGAGGTCAAGGTGCTGCCGGGCATCTTCACCTGGCGCGAAATCTACTGGCTGCGCGGCAAGAAGGACGCCAAGCCGCTGTCGGTCACGGGTTTCCACGAGCAGCCGTTCGCCGTGTTCAAATGGGGCACGGTTTCGAACGACGCCTACGGCTTCGCCCCGACGATGGATTGCCTCGGCGACAACAAACAGATCCAGCTCGAGGAATACCGCAAAGCCGAGTTCACCGAAAAGGGCGTGCGGCCGCCGATGGGCGCCGACCCTGCGCTGAAGAACGAGCCATCCTCGATCCTGCCGGCTAAGATCACCTATTTCTCGACCGACGGCGGCCCGCGCAAGGGGTTTTTCCCGCTGTTTGAGGTTCTCCCGCAATGGGCGGCCGTCCTGACCCAGGATATCGAGGCTGTCGCCAAGCGGATTCAATCCTGCCTCTACGTCGATCTCTTCATGGCGATCTCCCGCATGGAAGGCGTGCAGCCTCGCAACGAGCTCGAACTGACCAAGCGCGATCTCGAGCGCTTGCAGGAACTCGGTCCCGTGATCTCGCTGAATGAAGGCCAGCTCGATATCGTGCTGCAGCGGGTGTTCGCAATCATGCAGCGCCGCCGCATGCTCAAGCCGCTGCCGCAAAGCCTCCAAGGTGTTCCGCTCAAGATCAAATACACCTCGATCATGCGCCTCGCCCAGGTCGCCGCCGAAGCCGTCGCCATGAAGGACGTGTTTTCGACCGCGGGCGAGCTGTCCTCCGCCGCCAAGGCCGCCGGCGTGGCCGATCCGATCCGCGTGCTGGATCTGGACAAGGCGCTGAAGCATTACGCCGAGTTGAACAATTATCCGACCTCCTGCATCTTCACCGACGACCAGGTCAAGCAGCACGACATGATTCGGGCACAGGAGATGCAGAAGGCGCAAATGCCCGGCCAGGCCCAGGCGGCCGTGACCGCCGCCAAGACCTTGAGCGAGACGAAGGTGCCGGGCGGCAACGCGCTGAATTCGCTGCTGACGGGGGCGACGGGACAGGGAGGGGCGTCGTAATGAGATTTCCAAGATGGTTCGGATAAGCTTTACGCTGGAGTGCTTCTGACGAGAGCGGCAGCGGGAATCATGGGTGTTAACCGAACGTAAGGCAGATGCTCAACGTGGCGATTTTTTCGGTTTCCCGCCGCGGTTCGAGGAAACGGCAGACCTAGGAGCCTACGCCTTCCCATGACCTCTTCCTCCGACCTCGCCATCATCTCCCCCGTACTTGGCCCCCGCGCCAAGCCGCTGAAGGAGTTCTATTCCCGCAAGGAGGCGGCACTCTATCTGACCTCGATCGGGTACAAGATTTCAGACGGACGCTTGCGTAATCTCGCCTCGAACAACAATGCCGGCGGCGGCCCACCGTTCGACCGCATCAGTTGGGGCAGCGTCAGGTATGCCCGCGCCGACCTTGACGCGTGGGCCAAGGCGCGAACCACGAGGATCCCGTGATGGGTAGTCGCCGTCTCCGGGTTTATTTTTGGTGCCCGTTCTGTTTCGGCTTCTGGTACAATCGTATGCTGACGACCGAAGGCGGCGTGTTGCACCATTTTATATTCCTGACTATCCGCGTGCATTGGATGCAATCCCGTCACGCGTAATCACGTCGTGTCACGCGTAATCACGCCGTGTCACGCCCCCCCTTCTCAAATCACCCGAACACCCTCATCCATGTTCCCGACATCACGGGAACTTCATGGGCGATCTCACCGAACAAGAAATCTTCGACTGCATCGGGACCAACGCCCGATTGGCGGCTGAGCATTGCGACCAATTGGCCCGCACCCCCCAAGAAGGACAAACCTATGACCTGCTCCGCAAAGAGCTAAATCTCATCGAGGGCGCCTGCCGGCAGGCCTCCGCATGGCGCGCCGACACCCGCTGGCTGCCGCTTGGCCGCGCCATGGCCGACGCCGAGAAGCTGATTGGCGAATGGCTGCGTGGCCGCAAGGTCGGCGGCCTTCGCGTCATGCTGGCGCCCCGCCACGTCTTCGAATGCTTCACGGGCCTCGCCGAGAACCTCCGCGGCGCCGCCCACGGCATGACCCGCCTGCAGCACGAGCGCACCAACCGCATCGGCATGATCCTGCCGGACGTGCTGGAAGGTCCGCACCGCGACACCCGCCCCGTCGGATTCACCAAGAGCATGGGCGGCGTCCTGATCCCCCAGGGCCAGGCGCTGCAGTGAGCACGGGCAACCAGCCATGTCGGACCATGACGAGCAGGCAACCGGCGACGACGCGGACAATGCCGCGATCGATCCTGTTCCCAGTGCCGTCGACGAAAAGCAACAGGCCCTCCAGCGCGTCGAGCGCCGCAGTTATCTCGTCAAGCGCGAAGCCTTCTGGAAGGCCGTGCTCGCCGATCCGGTCGGCCGCGCCGAGCTTTGGGCCATCATCGGCGTCGAGGCTCACGCTTTTGAAACCAAGTTCGCCTGCGGTCCGAACGGCTTCCCGCAATCCGAGGCGACATGGGCCGCGCACGGCGAGCAGCAGCTCGGCCAGCGCGTGTTCCAGACGCTGCAGCAAATCGATTTCGAAGGCGCGTGGGCAATGCTCTGCGAGCATGACGGGCGCTTCAAGAAGCCAGCCAAGGGCAAACGCTGATGACCGGTAACGGTTCCCCCGATTCCCCAATTGTGGCCGTCCGCATCCCGGACGCCGAACCCGTTGCCGCCGCGGCAATGCCCCCGGCCGCCGCTGCTTCTCCCGAGCCGGCTGCTGCTGCCCCTGCCGCCGCAGCGGCAGCACCAATCCCCGAAGCCCCGGCGATCGAACTCGTCGGCGAACGCCCCTCGCTGCTGGAAAGCTTTGGCAAGGAAGCCAAGCCGACCGACAAGCCGCTGGTCGAGGCTGTCAAGCCGGCAGCGTCCGCTGACAAGCCGAAGGACGGTGATGTCAAGCCGGCCGAGGCCAAAGCCGCCGATGCCAAGCCGGCAGACGCCAAGCCCGCCGATGCGCCGAAGCCGGAAGATGCCGCCAAGCCCGAAGGTGAAGCCAAACCGCTCGACGCCAAGCCGGAGCCGCTGGCCCCGATCGAATACGTCTACGAGTTGCCGAACACCCTGAAGATGGATGACGGCCTCAAGACCGAACTCCATACCGCGCTCGACGCCTTCCGGGCGGATCCGGCCAAGGGTGCCCAGCCGTTGATCGACCTGCACAACAAGCTGGTCAGCGATTTCATCACCCAGAATGCGGAAGCCACCTTGCGCAACCAGCACAAGGCCTTCAACGACACGCGCTCGCAGTGGAATACGGATTGGGCGGCGGACCCCGAGATCGGCGGCTCCGGCTACCAGACCTCGATGCGGGCCATTGCCCGGATGCGCGATCAGTTCGTTTCCGACGCGCTGCCGGGCACCGCGAAATATCAGACCGACCTCAAGGGCTTTGAGGATTTCCTGCGCATCACCGGCGCCGGCGATCATCCCGCCTTCGGTCGCTTCCTGCACAACGTCGCGCGCGCCTTCGATGAGCCAGCGCCGCCGCCCGTCAACACCAAACCACCGCCGAACCACGGCCAGAAGCCCGGTTCGAGCAAAGAGAAACTCTACGGTCCATCCCAGAAAGCCTCTTAAGGAGCATCCCCCATGGCAACAGGTTCGTGGCCCACCATCGTCGATGTCGCCAACCGGATGGATCCGGATGGCAAGATCCCCGTCATCGCGCACATGCTTTCGCAGAGCAATGATTACGCGGACGATCTGCCCTGGGTGCAGGCCAACGAGATGACCTCGCACCAGTTCGTGTTCGAGACCTCGATCCCGGCCGGCACTTGGCGCCAGTATAACCAGGGCGTGCCCTATTCGAAGAACACCACGGCGAAAGCTCGGGTCTCGATGGGCATGCTGGAAGACTACTCCCAGATCGACCGCGCGCTCGGCGAGCACTCCGGCGACCCTGAAGGCTTCCGCTACTCGAGCGATCGCGCCTTCCTAATGGGCATGGGCCAGACCATCGCCCAGACCTTCTTCTACGGCAATACGACCGCCAACCCCGCCGAATTCATGGGGCTGTCGCCGTTCTACAACACGGTCAACACCGCGACCGCGCAGAACGCCGCCAACGTCGTCAACGGCGGCGGTACCGGCTCGAACAACTGCTCGCTGTGGCTGGTCGGCTGGTCGCCGGAAACCATCTTCGCGATCTATCCCCGCGGCTCCCGCGCCGGCCTCGATATGGAAAACAAGGGCGACGTCACGCCTGGCTTCGACTCGGTCGGCAACCGCTTCGAGGCCTATACCTCCTGGTTCCGCCAGCAGGCCGGTCTCTGCCCGAAGGATTGGCGCTATGCCTCGCGCTGCGCCAACATCGACGTGACCAATGCGGGCTTAGCCGGTCCGACCCCGCTCGACATCTTCCTGACCATGGACCAGATGGAGCTCCTGTTCCCGAAGATGAGCGCCACTTCGTCCGGCGTCACCAAGCTTGACGACGACGAGGACGCGGCCCCCCGCGTGGTCTGGTATTGCAACCGCACCCTGCGGCACTGGATGGACGTTCAGATGCTGCGCAACCGCAATGTGCTGATCCCGCTCGACGACTACGCCGGCAAGCCCTGCATGGGCTTCCGCGGACACCCGATCAAGATTGTCGACCAACTACTCAACACTGAATCCCAGGTGGTCTGAACGCATCGCACTCCGCCATCGCCTGATCCGGCGATGGCGGGACACGCCGCCATCGAAACCGTTAACACTTTGGAGCCCCGCCATGTTCAACGACGCACTGGTCAACTTTTTGCCCATCGGCTCCAATCTGCCGATCCTCGCCGCCGCTGTCGCCTCCAACGTCTATGACGCGCTCGGTCAAGGCGTCGGCACCGCGCCGACGAATATCATCGGCAACCGGACGCTGTTCGGCGCTGATCTCGGCATCGGCGGGCCGAAGCCGCAGCTGCAGGTCAATACCAACGTCGCGTTCGCGACCGCGGCGGGCGCGCTGCTCAATATCGCGTTCCAGGGCGCACCGGATACCGGCGTCGGCGGCGGCTACCAGCCCGGCGCATGGACCTCGATCCTCAACCAGGACGGCCTGACCATCGCAGAGCTTGCCGCCTTGAGCGTCGTATTCCGAATGGACTGGCCGGCCGCACTCCCGGCCAATCTCAACCCGCGCTATTTCCGGCTGCTGTTCACCCCGACCGCGGCCTACACCGCAGGTTCGATCGGCTCGGCCACCGTCACCATGGGCCGCGACGACCAGGCCAACAAGTACGCGACGAAGAACTTCACCGTTTAACCCCGGCTCGCTCGTCGAGCCATAGCCCGAAGGGCGACGGCTGATGGCGGGCCGCAGATCACGAGCAAGGATTCTTTCCATGGCCGAAGCCGAGAAGAACGAACCGGTCACGATGACCCGGGCCGAGCTGAAGAAGCTGCTGGACGAAACCGCCGGCAGTGCTGCCCGTACCGCTGCGGCCGAACTGCTGGCTGGCATGGCCAACCGCGGCGACAATCCCGGCACCGGCCAGATCAAGGATCTCGCCGACCAGATCGCGCTGTCCATTGCGGAACTGTCCGATCAGGGCACCAGCCGCAAGCGCGTGGCGCCGGAGATCCTCGCCGGCCGCGCCAAGGCCTACGACAAGCTGATCAAGCAATTGAGCGATGCGCGCGACCGCGCCGACGCCGCCCGCGATGCCGGCGACGAGGCCGAAGCCGCCCGCTGGCTCCCGGAATACCGCGTCGTGGCCAAGACGTACCTGACGGATCGCGTCATCGAGCCGTGGCGCCGCGGCGGCAACAACGACCTGGTGCCGACCGAGATCATCTGGCGCGGCCTGCCCAACAACTCGCTGCGCCCGCTCAATGCGATTGCGACCACGCTGTTCGAGACCTTCCAGGGCTGGGTCGGCACCGAGGGGCTTCTCCGCGCGGAAGCTTCGTTCGTCACCCCCGGTGGTGTCACCATCAAGGGCGAGGCTCCGTCCGGCTCGCGGCTCAATATTCCCGAGGAAATGCGCGCGTCCGACCTCGAAGTGGTCGGCACCGCCGATCCGACCGCGCCCTTCATTCGCGTTCTCGGCACCATCGCCGAGCCGGCGCGGCAGAACGTGGCGCGGCGGCCGACCGTGCGCGAGCGCACGCTGGCCGAGGTTGCCCGGCCCACCGGCCAGATGTAACAAGGCAGGATTCCTGAATGGGTACCCCGGCAGCATTAGGCGTCTCGGCATCAGGCCTTCCCGC